CCGGAGAATAACCTATGAGGAGGTTATAAATGACACAAGACCTATACACTACAAAACGGTCCTTGGAGTTAGAGTGGCAACAGGAGCACCTGAAGGAGGGCAAATATAATATTAATATGTCCTACATTGATAAAAAAATTCAGGAAATTGTTAAAGAAATCATTGCCAAAGAGTTCGAAGAATCTACTCGTCTTCATAAAGTAGATGAAGCCAAGGCTCAAGTTTCGATAGCCACTTAAGCGCTATCAAAAATCAACTTTTATCCTAAGGATACCTTGCGCTGTATTAAAATTTAGCGTATAAATAAATCACTATACAAATTTAACAAACTTAAATGTAGACGCGTATAGTCGACTATCCCCTAGGGACTACATTTAAATATTCTAGGAGGAATATTATGGCAAACACAACGTTTAACGGTCCGGTTAGATCCGAAAAAGGATTTCAACAGGTCAATAAAAACACTTCAACAGGAGTTTACACTGCAAGAACTCTGGGACTAAAACCAGATCTTACAAGTCTAACTGCAACAGTAGTGGCAACAGGAACAACAAAAACTTACACTAAAAATGTAATCACGATTAATAACTACACAGGAGCTACTACGCAAGCAGTAACTATGCCAGCAGCTACAGTAGGAGATATTGTAGTACACGCTCAATCAAAGGATACAACTGGTGGTGTAACTGTTCTTTCCTTTACGTGTGCTGGTGATGATGTATTCACAACTGGTTCAAAGGTTGCAAGTACAGCTGCAGCTCTCATGACAATGGATACTTCAGCGGCAAGTGAAACGGTATTAACTTACACACCTGCCGATGCAACAACTAACATACTAACTATTGGTTGTTATCTGTATTTCACATGCTATACAAAAGGCTATTGGTCTTTTGCTTACGATCTTGCACGTGATCCATTAGCTGTAACAGGCACTTTTGTTTGGAGTTAATAAATAATTAATCTATGCTCCTTCGGGAGCATAGAAATTTAAGGAGAAAATTATGGGATATCCAGTGGATATAAAAACAGCTAACATTACAACAGCTACGACTACTACAATCTTTAATGGTCCAGCTAGAATTTTAGGGCTTTCGTGGGTTGTACCTTCAGATGTCGCAGTTGGAACAATAACAGTTAATGATAATACGACAGCAATGTGGATAGTTAATACACCGGCTACAAATACTACTTCTCACAAAACTCCCTCTCATGGGAGTATAATGTTACCGGGGACAGGGATTAGAGCTAATACAAGTTTAAAAGTTACTAATGCTATAGTTACACATGTAACTGTTTACTATGGATAGGAGATTAGATGGCAAATACAACATCTGGCTCTTATACATTTGATCAGGACTTTTCTATTGACGAAATTATAACTGATGCGTATGAACGTATTGGTTTAGTAGGAACTGCAGGTCATCAACTTAAAACAGCACGAAGATCTTTAAATATTCTTTTTCAAGAATGGGGAAACCGAGGCGTACATTTTTGGGAAGTAGGAAACACTAATATAAATATCATAGAAGGTTCTGCAACTAGTGTAGATGCAACTGATGAAGGAATGGGTGTTTATACTTTTTACAGAAATTCTGTAGATAGCGCAGCAGCGGCAGCAGCTTCACCACAAGCAACAACTACTCCTACAACAAACATTTATGGTATTACGGATATTTTAAATGTTACTTATAGACAGAATTATAATACTACAGCTCAATCAGACACAGGTTTAACTAAGGTTGCAAGAGACGCTTATGCTGCAACAGCAAATAAAGCCTCCCTTGGAACTCCTTCTCAATTTTGGGTTCAAAGATTTGTAGACAAAGTTACAATTACAATTTATCCCTTACCTAATTCAACTGCGGCATCTAATTACATAAATATTTATTTTGTAAAAAGAATACAAGATGCTGGAGCTTATAGTAACGCAACAGATGCACCCTATAGATTTATACCTCCAATGATTTCAGGATTGTCTTATTATTTATCAATGAAGTTTGCACCACAAAGAACACAAGAAATGAAATTATTATACGAAGATGAATTTGCTAGAGCACTGGCAGAAGATGGTTCTCCAGCTAGCACTTACATAACCCCTAAAACTTATTACCCGAATATATAATGACATTATTAACTAAAGGAATGGGAGTAATATTAAAAGCGGCTAAGAAGTCATGGAAGGATAAACGTATTAGTGCCATGAATCGTCAGATTAAACGAAAAAAAGCTCCAACTTGGCATTATATAGATGAGCATGCAGAAGTTTCCGGCAGCAAAGCTCCTTCTAAACGAATTTATAAAAGTGTTCAAAAGAAATGGAAGTCGTTAAGTTCTAAACAACGAGATAAGATCTGGACGAAGAGAGCTGAACGAACACCTGGAAATATTCATTTTGATAAAAAGAAATCTGGTAAAAAATAATGGCTAGATTTTCAAAAGGTAGAAGAGCACTTGCAATATCAGACAGGTCTGGTGTAGCATTTCCATATAAAGAAATGGTGAAAGAATGGACTGGTGCATGGGTACATAATTCTGAATTTGAGGTTAAGCAACCTCAATTAGAACCTCATCCGGTAGGAGCTGATCCTCAAGGTTTGCAACATGCAAGACCTTCAAGAACTGCTCCGGATGTTACACAGTTAATGCCTTTTAATCCTTTTACAACTTATGGTGCAGGATCGGCTTATATAAATGTTAATGTACCGAATCATGGTTTAACTAATGGAGATACTTATCGTTTTAGAGGAACTCCAACGACGGCAGGGGCTTATACGGATCCCGCTAGTTGGGATGGAATTACAGGAGCTAAAATTGCTTTAGCGGCAGGTTATGCTATTGTTACAGGAAAATATGTCTCTGGAGCTAGAGATACAGATTTTACAACAGACTGGTTTTATTTTATTGTAAATACTGATACAGCTACAGCAGGAGGAATAGAAGGGGGAGGTTATCCAGTGTCCGTTGGACCGGTAACCATAGAAGCATAATGGCCGCATACACACTTTCAGATTTAGAAACTGACATTAGAAATTATACTGAAGTAGACAGTACTGTTTTTACCGGTGCTATTCTAGGTAGATTTATTGAAAATGCAGAATATAGAATTGCATATGATATTCCTATGGACTCAGATAGATTTGTAGATGAAGGAACTATGGCTGCAGATGTGAATAATGTTAAAGTTCCTGCAGGAACCTTATTTGTGAGAGGAGTGGAGGTATTTAATGCTTCTAATTCTACGGAACAAGGTACGTGGCTCCAGAGACGAGATCAAACTTTTTTAAGTGAATATGTAGGAAGATTAACGGGTCCAGAAGGATCTACTACATCAGGAGCTGATGTTACAGGTAAACCTAAGTATTATGCTATGTTTGGAGGAGCTACAGGAACAACTGATACTACTTCAGGCTCTATATATTTAGCACCTACACCCGATGTTAATTATATATATAGAATCTATTTTAATAAAATTCCACCTGGTTTGGAAACACAGACTTCTGGAACCTATATTAGTAGGTACTTCCCACAAGGGCTCTTATATGCAGCATTGGTTGAGGCCTATGGATTTTTAAAAGGTCCAGCAGATATGTTGACATTATACGAAGGGAAGTATAAACAAGAATTACAAAAGTTTGCATCAATGCAAATTGGAAGAAGAAGACGAGACGATTACACGGATGGTACAATAAGAATACCGATCGAGTCACCGCCTCAATAATTAGGAGACAATAGATGGCGTCAACATATACAAATTTAGGAATTCAAAAAATGGCCACCGGCGAAAAAGCCGGTACATGGGGAACATTAACTAACACCAACTGGGATATCTTTGAACAGATTGCAGGTGGTTATACAACACAAGCTCTTACCGGCGGTGGTACAGTCACTTTAACAAAAAATGACGGAACTACCGGCGCTGTATTAGCGACTCGTGTTATTAAATTAACAGGAGCAATTTCTGGAAATGCTATTGTAACGGTTCCAGACAGTATTGAAAACTGGTGGCTCGTTAACAATGCAGAAACAAATGGTACTCATACCGTTACATTTAAAACAGTTTCTGGTACAGGGGTTGCATGGGCGGCAGGAGTTACAGGAACCAAACTTGTTTATACAGATGGAACAAATTGTATTGCTGCGAGTCCAGTTTTTGATGGAACAAATTTAACAGTGGCTGGAATAGTGACTGCTGAAGGTGGACAATTAACAACAATAGGTAAAGCCTTAGTTATGGGTTTTTAATAGGAGAAAAATATGGCAAGTGAAGTAATGAAGGTAAAATTAGTAGCAGGGATCACAAACGCTGAAAATGACATATTAACTGTAGCAAGTGGACACACTTATACAGTACTTAATCTTTCATTGTGCGAAACGGCCGGGGCAGACGAGACTTTTGATTTATATGTTCGAGATGACGCGGGCGCCAACGATTATGAAATTTATTCCGACCAAGCTATAGCAGCTAACGCAACTTTTGAACACACTACTAGACTTGTTCTAGAAGCATCAGATGTTCTTTCAGCTCAACTAGCGAGTTCGGGAAATGTTGATTGTGTTATTAGTTATCTAGATCAAACGTTATAATAGGAGATAAAAAATTATGAGTGGAATAGTAGCAGATAATTCAGCCAGAGCATCAGGTGTTGTAGCTGCCGCGTCCGCAGGAAGAACAGGAACAGTAGATTGGGACACAACTCCTAAAACTGGAACTGTAACAGCAGCAACTGGAACAGGATATTTTGTAAATACTACATCAGGTGGGATTACAGTTAATTTACCAGCAGGTGCGGCAGGAAGCATCGTAGCTGTTTCAGATTATGCTTCAACATCTGTTTCAAACCCTATTTCAATTGCTGCTAATGGTTCAGAGAAAATTAATGGAACTAATGCTGTTTATACAATTAAAACAGCAGGATTATCTGTAACTTTAGTTTATGTAGATTCAACAAGAGGTTGGAAGTCGGTAACAGGTTCAGCTGCAGATGCGACAGGACTAGCTCCAACTTTTGTTGCAGCAACAGGTGGAACTATTACAACAACTGGTAATTATAAATATCACGCCTTTACAGGCTCAGGAACTTTCTGTGTTTCTTCCGCTGGAAATCCAGCTGGATCAAATTCAGTAAATCTTTTAATAATAGCTGGCGGTGGAAGTGGAGGAAGGGCTGACTCTGGTGGTGGCGGAGGTGCAGGGGGTGTTAGAAATATTTGTCAACCAGTTGCAGTTTTGCCTTATCCAATTACAATAGGAGCAGGTGGTGCTGCAATTCCTGGTGCACCTGTAATAGGAAATAGTGGAAGTCATACGACAGCATTTATGTTAAAATCTTACTTCGGAGGAGGTGGTGGTGCAGATGCTGGTGCAGATGGAGGATCAGCCGGTGGCGGAGGTTATGATGATCCTGGAGGTGGTGGAAACCAACCAGGTAACTTAACTTTTCCAATACAAGGACATGATGGAGGAGATTCACTTCTTCCAGGCGGCGGCGGTGGCGGCGGCGGTGGCGCTGGTAGCCTAGGAATAGATAGTGGACCAACTACTCCTGGCCCTGTTACAAATGGTGGCGCTGGTGGAAATGGTATAGATTTAAGTCCGACTTATGGAACTGCTTATGGTGTTTGTGGTGTATTTGCTGGTGGTGGTGGCGGATCTTGTGAAAATCCAAGTTGCGGCAGAGGTGGGCCTGGCGGCCCTGGTGGCGGTGGAGCAGGAAACGATCCTACAGCACCTGCGGCTGTAGCTGGAACTGCTAATACAGGTAGTGGCGGCGGTGGCGCTGAAGATAATGTCGGAGCTTCAGGCGCTGGCGGTTCAGGCGTAGTAATAATAAAGTATAAATTTCAATAGATAAAAAATTATGGCACATTTTGCAAAATTAGGATCAAACAATAAAGTTATTGAAGTATTAGTTATAGATAATAAAGATATGCTTAATGCTGATGGTGTTGAAGATGAATCAGTAGGTCAACAATATTTAGAACAACATTGTAATTGGCCTGCACAAATGTGGATTCAAACATCTTACAATACATATGATGGAACACATATACTCGGTGGAACTCCACTTAGAGGAACCTACGCAAGTATAGGTTATACTTGGGATGAAGATAATAATATATTCTACCCTAAAAAACCTTATGCAAGTTGGGTTTTAAATACGACAACAGCTAGTTGGCACTCACCAATTGGTGATGCTCCAGAGTTAACTGATGAAGAAAAAGAAGCTAAAACTCATTATGTGTGGAATGAAGGCACTGGTGCTTGGGATAAAGAAACTTCATAATTGATATAAATACAAAAATACGATAAATCATATTAGGTGTATGAAAAAAAAGTATTAAATGAATTTATCTAATTATTTTTGGCATTTCAAATCTGCACTAACACCTAGATTCTGTGATGAAGTTATTAAATATGCTTTAGCGCAAAAAGATACCATGGCTATTACAGGAAGGTATGGCCAGGATAGAAATATAGATAAAAAACCTTTAAACAAAGACGAAGTTAGAAATTTAAAATATAAAAGAAATTCTGATCTAGTGTGGTTGAATGATACTTGGATTTATAAAGAACTCCACCCCTACGTACATAAAGCAAATAAAATGGCTGGTTGGAATTTTGAATGGAATCGTTCTGAATCTTGTCAATTTACAAAATATAAACTGAACCAATACTACGATTGGCATTGTGATAGTTCAGATAAACCTTATCAACGAAAAAATAAAAATGATCCTGATAATGGCAAGATTAGAAAGCTATCTATGACCTGTCAATTAACTGATGGTTCAGAATACTCAGGCGGTGAACTAGAATTTGATTTTAGAGACTATGAACCTCACCAAAGAGATGAGTCTAAACACTTAAGAAAAGCAACTGAGATATTACCTAAAGGAAGTATTGTTGTTTTTCCTAGTTTTCTTTGGCATAGAGTTAAACCAGTAACCCAAGGAATAAGATATTCACTTGTTGTATGGCATTTAGGTTATCCTTTTAAATAATGTATATATACGAATATTTTAAAACACCAATTTGGACAGAAGAAAAACCTGAATTTGTTAAATCATTAAATAAAGCTAGTGATAAATATATTAAGGAAGCTAGAAAAAATCAAAAAAAATATATTAAACAATATGGTGATTTTGGAACAAGTTATCACTCAACACAATTAACTTACGATAATGATTTTATAGATTTAAGAAATTATATAGGACAAAAGTCTTGGGAATTTTTAGATCATCATGGCTACGATATGAAACAATATCAAACTATGTTTTCTGAAATGTGGGTTCAAGAATTTTCTAAAAAAGGTGGAGGCCATCATTCAGCACATCTACATTGGAATCAGCATGTATCAGGATTTTACTTTTTAAAATGTGGTGAAAAGACTTCTTATCCTATTTTCCATGATCCAAGAACAGGAGCAAGATGTACTAAATTAATAATGAAACCAGAATTAAAAGGTGTCTTTCATGGAACAGAGCTAGTTAATTTTAAACCTAAACCAGGAACTTTAATTATCTTTCCAGGATATTTAGAACATGAATACGCAGTAGATCATGGTAAAGCACCCTTTAGATTTATCCATTGGAATATAACTGCTATCCCTAAAGGAATGGCAAAAGATGTTTAAGAAAGATAAATATTGTATTATTCGTCAAGCAATTTCAAAAGATTTAGCAACTTTTATTTATAATTATTTTTTAATGAAAAAACAGGTTTATGATACTTGTATAAAAGAAAGATATATTTCCCCTTATGAAGTTATGACAGGATATTATGAGGGAGCAAATGAACAGATACCACATACTTATTCTTGCTATTCAGATATAGCTATTGAAACTTTAATGCTGAAGTGTCAGCCAATTATGGAAAAAACGACAGGATTAAAACTTCAACCAGCTTATACTTATGCCAGACTCTATAAAAAAGGAGATGTTTTAAAAAGACATAAAGATAGGTTTAGTTGTGAAATATCTACGACAATGAATCTTGGAGGAGACCCGTGGGCACTCTATCTTGAACCGTCTGGTAAAAAAGGACTAAAAGGAATTAAAGTAGACCTTAAACCAGGAGATATGCTGGTCTACAGTGGCTGTGAACTAGAGCATTGGAGAAATAAATTTAAAGGTAAAGAATGCATTCAAGTATTTTTACATTATAATAATCGCAAGACACCAGGAGCTAAAGAGAATATGTTTGACAAGCGACCTCATTTAGGTCTTCCTTCTTGGTTTAAACGATGATATAGCTTTACGATGGAGACAGTGAATCCACCATACCTCACTGTCTCCTTCATAAGGATTTTATATGCTACAAAAAATAGGATTTTTACCTGGATTTAATAAACAAATTACCCCTACAGGAGCGGAAGCTCAATGGACGGATGGTGAAAATGTTCGTTTTAGATATGGTACTCCTGAAAAAATAGGAGGTTGGGCTCAACTAGGAAATAAGGCTTTAACTGGTTCCGCTCGAGCTCTTCATCAAATGGTTAACAAAGAAGGTATTAAATATTCCATCATTGGAACCAATAGAATTTTATACGCTTATACAGGTGAAGCCTATTATGACATTCACCCAATTAAAACTAACTTCGGAGCCTTAACCGACAAGCTAGCTTCTACTTCAAGCTCTGCTATTCTTACCATTACTTTATCTACTACAGCAGGAATGACAGCAGGAGATATTTTATTACTTGAAAGTGTAACTCCTCCAACAGGCTCAGGTTATTCTGCTTCTGATTTTGATGACAAAACATTTATGATAACTGAAGTAGTAGACTCTACCTCAGTTACTATTACTATGGGATCTACTGCAAGTGCAACGGCTACTGATGGAGACTGTTCTGTTAAATGGTACTATCCCGTAGGTCCAGCTGAACAGGTCGGTGTTTTTGGATGGGGTATATCTCAATGGTCTGGAACAGTAACCTCTCCTCAAACAACAACTTTAAATGGAGCCATCACGGATGCTGCGGCCACTGCTGGAATTACATTAACTAGTTCATTAGGTTTTCCTACCAGTGGGACGAGTACACTAAGAATAGGTACAGAGGATCTTACTTATACTGGAATTAGTTCAAATGTATTAACTGGAGTTGCTCGAGGAGTTAATGGAACAACAGCCGCTACTCATTCAAACGGAGCAACCATTACTGACATCACTGATTATAGCGGATGGGGACAAGCCTCTTCTACAGCCGACAAAGTCGCAGAGCCCGGACTATGGGCCTTGGATAATTTAGGAAGTACTTTGTTGGCTTTAATTTTTAATGGTGCTGTGTTTGAATGGGACTCAGATTTAACGAATGCTACAACTACTAGAGCTACAATTATTTCTGGTGCACCAACCGCATCCCGTGATATGTTAGTCTCTACTCCTGATCGTCACTTAGTTTTATTTGGAACAGAAACCACAATTGGAACTACTTCTACTCAAGATGATATGTTTATAAGATTCTCTTCTCAAGAGGATATTAATACCTGGGCACCTACAGCTATTAATACCGCTGGCACACAAAGACTGGCTGCCGGCTCACGGATCATGGGAGCCACACTTGGTAGAAATGCAATTTACGTATGGACCGATACTTCATTATTTACCATGAGATTTGTTGGAACTCCTTTTACCTTTGCTTATGAACAAGTGGGAACCAACTGTGGATTGATTGGAAAGAATGCAGCGGTCGAAGTGGATGGTGCGGCTTACTGGATGTCTGATAATGGTTTCTTTAGATTTACGGGTAAACTAGAATCGATGGACTGTTTGGTAGAAGACTATGTTTATGATGATTTGAACACAACTTCAAATCAATTTATCTATTGTGGAATTAATAACTTGTTTGGAGAAGTTATGTGGTTTTATCCAACTTCTGGTTCTAACGTAGTAAATAGATGTGTTGTGCATAGTTATTTAGATTCAACTCCGTCTAGACCTATTTGGTTTACGAATGCTAGTTCAATTTTTCCAAGAACTACTTGGGTGGACTCAGCTGTTTTTGGTTTACCTCATGCTACATCATATGATGCAGGGACAGATACCTGTGATACTGTAGGAAATACAGATGGAATTTCAACTTACTACGAACATGAAAAAGGAGTTAATCAAATTAAGGGAGGAACTACTACTGCTATTGCAGCTAATATTCTTTCAGGGGATTTTGATATTACTCAAGATCAGAAACAAGGAATTACTTTTAGAGGAGATGGAGAATTTATAATGAGAGTTAGTAGATTTTTACCAGACTTTATAACTCAAGCTGGAAATACAATAGTTGAATTAGATTTAAGAGATTTTCCTAATCAAACTGCAGCGAGTTCTAGTCTTGGACCTTTTACTATTACTTCCAGTACTAACTATCAATCGTGCAGGGCACGAGGTCGATCGGTTGCAGTGAAAATATCCAACACGGCAGTAGATTCTAATTGGAAACTAGGAACTTTTAGGTTAGATGTACATGCAGGAGGAAGAAGATAATGGCCAAGATAGTTCAATCATTAACCAGAGCAAGCGATGAGTATAACGCAGACGTA